AAGGCCGCGGGGGAATGCGCTGAATCAACAACGGAAAAAACAGGTTGAAAGCGGTCTAAAGCGGACCATCCGCGAGTTTTTACAGTGGAATCATTTTTACGTCGCGACGGTTCAGGGTGGACCGTTTGGGACTCCCGGGATCTCTGATCTGATCGCGGTCCGGGGCGGGCGGACTCTGTTTCTTGAAGTCAAGACGCCTACTGGGGCGTTAAGCGCCGCACAAATAGAATTTGGGAGTGAGGTCAAGGCCCAGGGTGGGGAGTATTACGTCGTCCGTTTTATTGAGGACGTCGAAAAAATCATAAAAAGGGGTTGAATATGATCGGACCGAGAATACTTAATCGAGCCGTGCAAATGGTTACGAGCCTTTTGAATCAACACCAAAAAGAAATTGACCAGGCTTATTTGGGTGGAGACGGCGGCCTTACCGTGAACCTGGCGGTAAAGCTTACTCCGGGGAAAAAGCCTAACGTTCAAGACCTGGAGGTGAGTATAAGCTTTGTCGAAAGACGGGTGAAAGAAAGTTTGGTCGCGGAGGTTAGTGAGATCCAGGACGCGCTTTTCGACGCGGTCGAAAAACTGCGGCCAAAGAAGGGGAGTGGCATCGACAGCGTTACGATAACAGAATCGAGAACGGGCAAATCGGCAACATTGGAAGCTAAGGAATGAAAACTTTATACATCCTCGCCTTCCTTCTATTGGCGCTTTCGCCCGTTCTTTTTTTGTTGCGGGCCTGGCTAAGGCTGACCTGGCCGGAGTTTTTAATCCTGATCGCTGGCGTGGCGGCGGTGATCGAACACACGCTAAACAGGAGGTTCTATGTTGATTTGCGTCGTCGGGGTAACGATCGGGGTGGCAATGGTGGGGCTGCTACTGGCCATAGTCTTCCAACTGGCGGCGATTCGCGAGGCCGTGGAATACCTGGCCGAAAGCAAATTCAAGGAGACGGTGAGAAGGCTGAAGGAAAAGGGCGCTGAGGCGAAAAACAACTGAGGAGTAATTATGTTTAAGATCGAGCAAGAGCAAGTGGTGAAGGCTGCCCGCGGGCGCCGGGCAAAATATCCATTCGGCGCGATGGCGCCCGGGGAGACGTTTTTTATACCCGCGGTTAAGCGGCGCCGGGAAATGGAGAAAAAAATCAAGAGGGTCCGGGCGGCTGCGTCGAAGTATGGGCGGACGCACGGTATTGAATTCTATACGGTGCGACATCGTGGCGGCCTATACGTCGTCAGAAAGGACAAATGAAAAAATGACCAAAGAAGAGGCCCTGATAATGTTGAGCGCAGTCCCCGCGCCGAACGAGCCTTCGCGGGTGAACCGGGCGCTGACACAAGACCAAATAAGGGCGGTTGTTTTGGCCTGGCTGGCTACCGTACCGGCGGGGGCCGCAATAACATACATGCAAGAGAAGCGCGTTTGCCAAGTGGCCCAGAATTGTCTGCGGCCTAAATTCCGGGAGTGGATGGGGGAGGTTTAGTGGGCAGGTACACCGTCATATCTGAGGCAGAGATCGAAGCCGTCAGGGACCTATATACTGACAAGGAGATCAGCGTCAAAGAAATAGAGAGGTTGACTGGGATCCCGGCGCAAAGAATATATCGTGTTGCGGTTGTGGCTGGGCTGAGTCGGACGGGGCGAAGCACGCAGGGAGCATCAAACAAAGAAGGCCCGCGGCCGGGTTTACCGATCCAAGACTTGCGAACCTGGCGCTGCCCCGGGAAAAATAGCTATTGCGGGCGTTCCCTCCACGTCGAGCCCGTTTTCAACGAGAGAGGACATTCAACGGGGTTATGGGACTTGGTTTGTTCGGTGCACCATCGATTCATAATGCGGGAAGAAGATTGGGGGAAAATTTTTAAGAAGGGGTAAAATCGAATGCGGTCGTGGTCTTGAAGCGGGCGCTCATACATGATCTTCGAGGGGTTTATTTAAATGTTTGATCGAATAGAAAAAGGACTTTATTGGGACCGGGCGCTTACCTTAGTTTCTGGTTGTACTCCGTGTTCCCCAGGCTGTGATCATTGTCGGAGCGCGGCACTTACGCACCGTTTCCAACGCCAATCAGAACATGAGACGTTTTTAACAGGAACGGCCCCACTTACCGATTCATTACAGCGATTTACGGGACGCATCATTATCCATCCCGAGCGCCTTGACATTCCCCTGCGGCGCAAGAAGCCTACCGTGTGGGCAATTTGGAACGATCTTTTTCATGAGGATGTATCAGAAGAACCTTTTATTCGAGAAGCATTTTGGAATATGGGCCAGGCCGGATGGCACATTTTTCTGTTGTTTACCAAGAGAGCAAAACGAATGGCTGAATGGGCGCAAGGGAAACTATGGCCTGAAAATGTTTGGCCTGGAGTTACGGTTTGCAACCAGCCCGAGGCGGACGAGAAAATACCGCTTCTGCTGCAGATACCGGCGGCGGTGCATTTTATAAGTTATGAACCTGCATTGGGGGAGATTTTAATAAAATGGTGGTTAGATGGGAATCATGAATCCGGAAGAAAACCAGGTTGGTTGATTTGTGGCGGAGAGACCGGCCCCGGCGCAAGGCCGATGCGCCCGGAGTGGGCAATCTCGGTCAGGGACCAATGCAGGGCATCGGGAGTGCCGTTCTTTTTCAAACAGTGGGGGGAATGGATACCATGCAGTTATTTACCGGGGTTAAAAAAGCCGGGGATTATAATGAGTATTGACGGAACCCCAGAGGGCCAGGTTTGTCGTATCGGCAAAAAAGCCACTGGCCGTCTCCTGGATGGCCTGGAATATAACGAACTGCCAGAGGTGAAAAGATGTCCTTAACGGTCCTTAATCCGAAGGGTTGGAACAAGGGATTTGCCGCTGGGGTAGCTTATGCCTGTGCTCGTTTGGTTGAAATATTCGATCAACCTACCATGGCAAAGGCAATTTTAAGAGAGAGTGAAATATCGCTGCGAGATATTGATGAAGCGGATAAGAAATTTCTAAGGAGACTAAAATAAATGAGCCACTGGAGGTGAAATGAAAACCGAGATAAGCATCGATTATGATAAGTTTTGCGTGGAGTGTAAAAAGCCGGGGGCAACGCAAAGCGGAATCTGTTTAGTGTGTGTATTGCGTGCGATGAATGGAAAATCAATGAAATCCGAAGCCGGTAAAATTGTTCAACGGCGGATTTTGGATAAATTACCGGAGGTGAAAAGATGAAAGCACTTACTCTATTTCAGCCGTGGGCGACCCTGGTGGCAATCGGAGCCAAGAAGATTGAAACGCGATCTTGGACGACTAATTATCGAGGCCCCCTTGCAATTCATTCGTCAAAAAAGTTTTCAAAGGAAAACCGTATCCTTACCTACGGCGAAGAATATTTTCGCGAAACCCTTATGAAAGCCCTGATCATCCCAAGCCAAAAATATGGAATGGTCCCTGAAGACCTTCCTTGTGGGTTTATTCTGGCTATCTGTGATCTTTTCGTTGTCTATAGAATAGGCAATAACCCCATGAAGGACGGACGCCCTATTTCTGGTCAGGAAAGGGCCTTTGGAGATTATACCCCTGGCCGGTATATGTGGATGTTGGGAAATATCAAAAAACTTGGGCGTCCTATCCCGGTCAAGGGTGCTATGGGGCTTTGGGAATGGAACGAACTGCCGGAGGTGAAAAGATGAATGACAATAAGGTTTTTAGGGGATTGAGGTTGATCTGGGTGATCGTGGGGCTACTGTTGCGTGAGTTTTTCGGCGCGCGCAGGCGGCCAATTAATGGTGAGTTTATGCTTTTGGACATACCCTTGACTGGCGATCCCATTCTTGAGCCGCGGTATTTCGCCGTGACGAACGCGATCCATTGAGGTGAAAAATGACCAATCGAGAATACCAGATAATCCGCGACTCTTTGATACCGCAAGCAACAAAGCACGCCGACCGCGAGTGTGGAGCAGATAGGAAACTTCGCAAAGCTGGGGTAACCCGTGAAGCCTGGGCTTGGGCGTGGAATCGCACCTATTTTAAAAAAATGGACGAGCTCGTCAAAACAGCAATTTCCCCTTGACATGATTTTTGGCTGTGGTATCCTGCGGTATGGCTAAGCTCACGATCATGATGAATCCTTTTTTTGCAATCATTCAAAGGAAATCGGAAGCGGGGCTCGGGTTGGGCTTAGCCACCCATCACGTTCATCGTGCGCCTGGGTTCCGCGACCGAGATTTTGGAGATTAAAATGATCCCAGAAAAAAACATGTGGATTGAATTTTTAGAGGAAACGCAGGATTCCGAGAAGGAGTATATTCGTTATCTTTCAAAGGATATTGCCTCCCTTAAAGAAGAACGGGAATATTATCGGGACAACTGGGAAATGGAAGAAATTTTATCATATTTTATTCATGAAGAAAGTCAGATCATGGAGGATTGTCGAAGGAGGTGGTTGCATGCAGGAAGAGAAAAAAAAGAACTTGAAAGAGTACGACGGGCCGGACAAAGTCATAACCAGCCACGAGATGAGCCTATTACTGGCCGAGGAAACGTCTTCATGGATCGCAGTCAAGTCCCGGATGCCGACACTTGATCGGTATTGTGATGGATTCCGGGATGGTGAGCTAATCGTAATATCCGGGCCAACAAAGCATGGCAAAACGCTCCTGGCGCAGTCTCTAACGCTTGCATTCGTCAAACAGCAGGAGTTTCCGCTATGGTTTACGTTCGAGGTTCCGGCCAGGCAATTCCTTTCCCAATTCCCCGATCTTCCCCTTTTTTACCTACCTCAAAAACTCCGTGCCCATGCCCTGCCGTGGATCGAAGAACGCATTCAAGAATCGTTTGAGAAGTACCGCACCCGCATCGTTTTCCTCGATCATCTCCATTACCTGTTCGACATGGCGCGCGCCAAATCTCCATCCATCGAGATCGGGACCGTGATCCGGCGGCTGAAAACCATGGCCGTGGAAATGGGGTTATGTGTTTTCCTCCTGTGTCACACGACCAAGGGTAAGCCCGATGATGAGATGACGTATGATTCGATCCGAGATTCGTCGTTTGTCAGCCAGGAGAGTGATTGTGTGATTATGATCCGGCGAAACCCGGAAAATGGAGAAACGGCAGCCAAAATCAGCATCGAATTCCACCGGCGCACGGGGGTCCTTAAAAAGATGTTCAACGTTCAACGTGAAAATGGGTTCCTCGTGGAGACGCAAAGTGTCAAATAGAATGCAATGGGAAAAATTCTGGTATAGAGATTTCTGTGACGATTTGCGTTCAGTCTCCCTGAGCACTAAAGGATTCTGGATATTTTGCCTGTCGGAAATGTGGGGCGGCGGCGGAAATGGAGAAATTACTGGGTCGATAAAGGATTTTTCCAGGTGGTGCGGATGTGACGAAAACGAAGCGAAAAATTCTATTGAGGAACTAAAGGACAGAAATATTTGTGATGTAATTTTTTCATCGCGTCACGTCGATGTCACATCAATATCACAAGGATTTATAGATGATATTACTCTCCGAAATAGGCGGTTAAAAAAAGATGAAAAGATTAGAGAAAACGCAAGGTTACGAAGACAACGATGGAATGAAAAACAAAAAAGGGACGCCGAAGAAACATCAAACGGAACGCCAATGGAACGCCCAAAGGACGCCGTAGAAGAAAAGAAGAATAGAAGAATAGAAGAAAATACATTGCAAAAAAATTCAGAAATCAAACTCTTTATTGACCACTGGTTTTCCCTATTTCAAACCAAATTTTCTAAAAAATATTTAGTCACTTCAAAAGACACAAAAATAACTCAATCCCTCCTAAAATCTATTCCCTTATCCGAACTACAAAATCTCTCCATTACCTTTTTTGAATCTAACGACGATTTTATTAAAAAATCAGGCTATACCATCGGAGTCTTTTCTACCCAAATTAATAAACTCCAGTCCATCCCAAAATCAAGATGGAAATAATTTCCCTTGACATTCCATTTCTTTTAAATTATTCTCCCAAATCATGGAAGATTTAATCCAAAACACCCACAAAAAATACAAAAGATCAATAATTCCCCCCAAAAGACGCCTCTTCGTCGCCGAATACATGAAAGACTTTAACGGCACAGAAGCCGCAAAAAGAGCCGGATTCTCCCCTAAATCAGCGTATCAATTAGCTTTTCGTATGTTGAAACGTGTCGAAATTCAACAGGAAATTGAAACTGCGCTGCAAAAAAGGATGGAAGTCAAGGGCATAACAAAAGATCGGGTCCTGACTGAAATAGCGCGCCTGGCCTTTGGGGATACCCGCAGGCTCTTCACGCCAGAGGGGTCGCTCAAGATGCCCAGTGAATGGGACGACGAGACCGCGGCGGCTGTCGCCGGGATCGAGGTCACTGAGGAGTACGGCGGCCGCGGCGAGGATCGGACGCTCACTGGCTACACGAAAAAGGTTAAGCAGTGGGAGAAGACGAGAGCGCTCGAGCTCTTAGGGCGGCACTTGAAGCTTTTTGGGGATAAGAACGGCGATAACGGCGATAAACCGGCGCCGATCCTTTTAATCAGTATCCGCAACGGCAGCGGCGAAAAGAAAGAGATTGAAATCTCTGGGGGATAAATGAACCCGGCGCACCTCATCAATCCAACCTCGCATTTTCTACGAAAGCCGAACCGGCCGAAACCAGAGACCCTTCATTTTGACCGCGACGTAGCAAACTTTCAAAAAAACTTAAAGCAGGTTGAAGCTCTTGAAAGCCTGGACTCGGGCAAGACCAAGTTTTTACTTTATGGCGGCGCGATGGCTGGAGGAAAATCTTATTTTCTGCGTTGGTATGCGCCCCGGTTTCTTCTCCAAATATTCTCTCAGAAGAGCCTTAAAAACGTGCCGATAATGCTTGCCTGCGAAGATTATCCTTCACTAAAAGATCGTCAGCTTTCAAAAATTATAAATGAGTTTCCACCGTATCTCGGAACTTTTTACAGTGATCATAAAGTTTATGGCGCTTCTTATGTTTTAAGACCTGAATATGGATCGGGAGTTGTTTGTTTTAGAAATCTTGATGACCCCTCAAAATATCAGTCCGCCGAATTCGCCGCTATTCTCATTGATGAACTTACAAAAAACACATATCAGAGTTTCAATGATCTTCGGACGCGCCTACGCTGGCCAGGCCTAACCGACATGGAATGCCCTTTTGTGGCCGCGACAAACCCCGGCGGTATCGGCCACGGCTGGGTGAAACAACTCTGGATGGATAAATCTTTCCCGGAGGAATGGATTAAACCAACCGATTATCGCCCCGCTTTTAAATACATCAAAAGCCTTGCCGATGATAATCCTTACCTCGATGAAAGCTATTGGAAAACTTTGGAGACCCTCCCGACAATGATGCGCCGGGCCTTCCGATATGGCGATTGGGATATTTTTATCGGCCAGGCATTCCCGGAGCTGTCGCGAACGACCCACGAGTACAAACGATCGGAAATTCCTATTCCGGGATACTCTTTCATCCTTCAAACCTTCGACTGGGGGTTTGGGGCTCCGTTTTCTGTGGGTTGGTGGCATACTGACAACGACGGCAGACTTTACAGGTTCGCGGAGTGGTACGGTTGGAATGGCCGGGCGAACGAAGGATTGCGGATCACCGACGAAGAAATTGCAGACGGGATTTTAAAGCGCGAAGCCGAGTTGGGGCTTCAGGGTAAAACCATCATTCGTAAGGCCGGGCCGGATTGTTTTCAAAAGAAAGCTAACTATCGAGGCGGCGGCCAGGGACCAAGTACGGCAGAAGTTTTCCGGGCGAAGGGATTAATTCTTTCCCCTGGAGATCCGGACCGAGCATTAAAAATCAGGCAGTTCCGAGAGCGGATTCGAATTCGGGAAGGCGAATTGCCGATGATGATGATTGAAGAAAACTGCAATCATTTTTTCCGGACCGTTTGCGGCCTGGTCATGGACAAAAACAATATCGAGTATATTGACGATGATGGGGAGTCTCACGTTTTTGATGAAGCCTGTCATGCAGCGATGGCCAGACCCTTGAGCACAATGAACCAACCCGAGATCAAGGTGGAGAGACGGCGGCCGCCGCGGGACGGCAGCGAGGCCGCGGATCTTGAGCGGCGGCAGATCATGGACGATCTACGGGACCAGCCACAGGCGGACATGCCGTGGTAATTAAGGGGGGCTTATGAATTTGATTCAAGTTGTCTTCGTTCTGGCTGGCGCCCTGGGGGCGGTGATGATCTTTCAAGGCGTCGTTTTCTTCCTATTTATGCGGGAGCAGCGGGCGCAGACCCGGGACCTGCTGAATCGGCTGATGGCCAAGGACTTTCAGGAGTACGTCCGGGGGGAAGCCGCGCTGAATCCGAAGCCGGAAGAGCAAGTAAGACCGCGCGAAGAAGAGGCTATTCCCATTTACAGTTGAGGTAAATGATGATCAAGCTAAAAGACATTTCAGAGATTAAAACTGGTCAGGACGGGCCGAAACTGGCCGGATTGGTCGAGGAACTTTTCGACATCAAGAACGATCTCACCAGAATCATTTTGGACAGGCTTTGCTACAGAAATCTCCTCTACTACCTTGGGGAACAATACATCGAATTCGTCAAGCAAGCCGGGACGTTCAGGCGCCGCGTCCTGCCTAACTACATTCCCACGCCGGTCAAAAACGAGATCAAGGAGTACGTCCGCAGTCTGAAGGCTATGCTTTTGAATCAAAAACTTGTCCCGTCGGTGTCGCCCAATACCAACGAACCCGAAGACGCGAAGGCGGCACAGATTGGGAAAAAACTCCTGGAGTGGATGGATACGCTTTTCGATGAGGATTTTGCCGACCAGAAAGAAAAGGCCGTAATTTGGCTGGCCATGTCAGGGACCTCGTTTCTTAGGACCTACCCGGATATGGAGGCGGGGAAATGGTTCATGACGCCGAAAGGCCAGGTCAACACCGGGGATGTGGTTACTAAGGCCGTGGTCCCGTTCAGCGTGCGCCTGGACAACTTGGGGGAAGACCTAAAAACTAAGCGCTGGGTAGGCGTGCAAACCCTACAAAACCGGGAATGGGTTGAGGACACATTCAAGGTGAAGGTCGAGACCTCGCCACAACCGGACGTGATTGACTACGAGCGCAAGTTGATGAAGTTGGTGGGACAGGTATCTCCATGGAAAGGCGCGGGCCTGGAGACGCAAGTATATCAAGAAGACGCTGACTTTGTTCTTTTGCGCGAGGTGGAATTCAGACCGACAAAGGAACGCCCGGAAGGCCGCTATGTTTTGACCTGCCACAGCAAAACCCTTCTGGACGTGGACCGACTACCGATTCAGGTCAAGGACGAGATTTGGTATTACACGCTGACAGACTTTCATTTTGACTATGTCCCAGGCCGGTTTTGGTCAGACGCGCCGATTAATGATTTGATCTCCCCACAGAACGGGATCAACGAAATCCTTCAACTCCTGGCTGAAAACCGAAAAGGCGTGGGCCGGCCGCGGATTACTTCGCCGGGGAAGATCAGTCTGAAGCGGATTGATGAGGAAAAGTCCGGGCATTCGTTCTTGAGTATTGAATATGATCCCCTCCTTTCCGGGGGCAAAGCGCCGACGATACACCCCGGGATCGCTCTGCCCGAGCAGATAATGGAAGAGCTTCAACTCCACGTTGTTTCAATCCAGGACATGAGCGGAGACCCCAAGAACATCCTGAAGGGACACGCGCCGTCGGCTGGATCCTCGGGAGTGCAGGTGGACATTCTCCGGGAGACCGCGGAGCGAGGACACTACCCGGACATTGACCGCTTTAACCGGGCCATGGGGCGCTGTTATAAAAAGAGGCTTTTGGTCGCGTCTGAGGTCTACACCGATAAGCGCCTGATTAAGATAGGGGGACGAGGGCAGCGGACTGAGATAATTGCCTTCAGGGCGGCGGACCTGCGCGGGAATACAGATGTCCGCCTGGAACTTGATTCTGGCATTTCCACGACTCGAGCCGGCAAGACCACACTGCTCATGAAACTGGCCGAAAAGGGATTCCTGGGCCCGATCGATGTCAACCCGGAGCTTAGGCAGGAATTTTTGACCCGGTTGGGTCTGTCCGGCTACACCCCGCAGACCAATGTTGACATCGAGCGGGCGGAGGACGAGAACGCGGCGGTCAGTCTGGGCAGGCCGCAGCGGTTGATGATCCTGGACGCGGAGGCCATGGGCGAGGACGGCAGCCCGGAAGTGGCGAACATGGACCCGCTTTTCAAATACGACGATCATCAAATTCATAGCATGGTACACCGCCGCTTCATCCTTTCGGGGCAGTTTATGGAGTTACCCGTCGCAGCGCGGACGATGTTGCTGGCGCACGCGGACGCCCACCAGGCCGTCTTAATGCAGATGCAGGTAATGGCGCAGGCGGCGGCGGGCGCCGGACCGGGAGAGGAGCAGCCGGGAGCCGGGGAAGTTGGGGGCGGACCGGGCAAAAGCCGCGGCAAGACGCCCACGGGTGAACCTTTACCGCCTACGGAGGCGGGATTCGCGAAGGAAGGAGTTATATAGTGCCATTTAAAAAATTGTTTGGGATGCTGGCGCCGGGCGCTAAAAAGACGAAGGCTATGGATGCGGAAGCAACGGAAGAAGACCTTGGGAAAAAGGAAGCCGAGGAAAAGAAAAAAAAGGCGCGCGGGGTCTTAATGGGCGGGCGCGGGATGAGCCGGAAAGAATTCGAAGAGCTTGACAAGGCTTCGAGGTAGCTTTGCCCTACGCGCGATTGTCAAATATTCAGGCAAACTTAAAAGAGGTCTATCCACCCCGGCGCAAATGGACGCTGAGACAGGCGAGGAGAGTTGGCAATGGCACCCTACGAAATGGCAAAACTCAAATCAGGAAAGGTAAGGGTAAGGGGGCCTTCGGGGGTTCATAGCAAGGGCACCTCGATGAAGAAAGCGAAGGCCCAGATGAGGTTACTCCATGGCGTCGAAAAAGGCTGGAGGCCCACGGGGGCGCCCGCGAAGAAATAAGGTCGAGCGCAGAACCGGCCGGCCGATTCAATTCACGCCGGAAGAGGCCCGGGATCTTTTCGGGAAGCCTAAGACGATCGCTGAAGCCAAAACGATCGCGAGAGAACGAGTTAAAGTTTTTAAATAAATCGATCTTCGGGGATTAAAACGCCCTTTTAACCCTGAAAGATCAAAAAGGAGACCGAAAATGACACTCGAAGAGCAAACCAAAGGAACCGCAACAACCGGATCGGACCCGGGGAAGTCAGACGACAAAGGCGGCGCAACACCCCAACCCGCCGCAGGGGAACAGTCGACTCCTTTTGACCAGGACCCAAGATGGAAGTCCGCCCGCGAGGCGGAGAAGAACCTTCAGAGCCTACAAACCGCCCTGGGGGTTGACACCGTCGAGGAGCTCCTCGAGCTCGCCGACCTCGGCAGCAAACTCCGCGAGGAAGGCGTCGACGAGAACAAGGTCAAAGAAGCTATCAAGGCCCAAAAGGAATATGCCCGCGTGCAGGCCTATTGGGCTGAAAAAGAGGAAGAGGAGCGGCTACTCAAAGAGACCCCGGACGAAAAAGAACGGCGTCTCGAAGACAAGGAAAGACTACTCAAGGAAAGAGAAAATGAGGGCAAGCGGAGACGTGAACAGGCCGAGGAAGGGGAGAAGGTCGCGAAGGCGTACGATTCCGAGGTGACTCGGCTCGTGAGTGCGGACGCGAGCATTCCCGAGAACGAACGCGAATTCGTGAGTTTCTTTCTCGGCGTCAATAACCCGTCTTCATCCATTAACATTTCAGACAAAACCGCGATTAAAGGCGCCTACACCGAGGCGGTCAAGACCCTGAAGGCGTTCAAGGACGTGATCCTCGAAAATGCGGCAAAAGGCAAGGGAGCAATTCCCAGAGTCCCGGGATCCACTACGCCCGGAGACCTGCCACCGCCGAAGATTAAGAACCTGGCGGAAGCCCGAAAGACGATGACCGAGCGGTTACAGACCCTTTTCAATCGCTAACGAAAAGGAGTTGCAGCCATGTCAGCTTATGCAGACCTGACCACCCTTACCGACATTCTCAAAAACGTCTACGGGGAAGGTCTCACAAATCAGTTTAACGATGAGAAAGTAACCTATAACCAGTTCGGGAAATCCGACAGGAAGCCCGGCGGGAAAGGTTACGTCTTCGGGATCAGATACGCCCGCAGTCAGAGCGTAGGCGGTCGCGCGGAATCCGTGCCTCTTCCTGATCCCTTCACCGGGACCAAGGATCAGGGGACCATCACCCCAAAGTACATTTACGGCGCGATCCGGCTCACTGGACCGGCGATCGAGGCCGCGAAGGCGAACACCATGGCCTTTGTCGACGGCCTGGCTGACGAAATGGACGATATTTATCAATCCATCATCGTCGATCTGAACCGGCAGTGTCACGGCGACGGCTTTGGCCTGATCGCTACAACCTCGGCAGCCTTGACCACGGCGACCTCGGCCACCTGGGCGGCCACCTGCGACAACGACACCGGCGTCATGTACGTTCAGGAGGGCATGGTCCTGGATATTTACAACTCCACGACCCTACAGACGACCGCCTGCGCGCATCGCGTGAGCGCTGTCTACCCGGCGACGAAGGTCATTCACTTCGAGTCGGACACGACCGGGTTGACGTACAAGGCCAATCACCCGATCTCAAGCGTGAGGGCCACGGCGAACGTCGCGACCACCCTCAGCGCTTCCGGCTACCTGCTGGTGAAGATGGGCGCAAGAGCCGCGACTCACAACGCGACCAACGCGCAGTACGAAATCTGCGGCCTCGACGGCCAATTCGATGACGGTACTCTCCTGGCCACCTTCGAGAACATCGTCGTCGCGACCTATCCGAAATGGGCGGCGAACCTGATCTCCAACTCCAGCGTCAACCGCGAGCTCAGCATCGACCTGATGCTGAACGCCTGCGACCTCACGCGGGAACGCAGCGGGAGAAACACCAAGACCATCCGGACCGGGTTGGGACAGCGTAGGAAATACGCTAACCTCCTGCTTCCGGACGTGCGGTATGCGCCCACCGTCCTCAAGGGCGGATACGAAACCCTGACCTTCAGCGGCGGCGACGGCAGCATCGAAATCCTCGTCGATCCTCTCACCCAGAAGAACAAACTCTTTTTCGATCCCGGCGACGTGATCAAGAAATACGAGTTGACTCCCCTGGGATGGGGAAACCTTGACGGCGACCAGATGCACCGGCGCGCGGGTTATGACGAGTGGGATTTATTTTTACGCCTCTACACGCAGCTCGGAACCGAGCAACGTAACTGCTTGACAGTATTGAAGGATTTGGTGGAACCAACGGTTTATTAGGGTTAAAATATCACTTTTTCCTTGACATTGGTTTAGACAAGTTGGACAATAATAAAAATCAATGTCAAGGAGGAATGATATGGAAACTCAAATTTGCCGAGAATGTGGTAATGAACATGACATCAACTTTTTTCAGATACGCAAAGAAAATGGCAAAAGGCGGACTCAATGTAAACCCTGCTTTAATGCCTATCATCGGCAACTTTATCTTGAAAAAGTTGGAAAATTCAAGAGAGAGGTTCGCGGCGAAAATCGGGAGTCCGATCCTAAACGCTGCATTCGATGTCAGGAGATAAAGCCTCTCTCTGAATTTAATATTCATAACCACGAAAAAGGAGAACATCGAAACTTCTGTAAAAAATGTCAAGCAAAATGGAGTAAAAAATTTAACCGAAGTCGTCATGGAAAAAAGTTAAGGGAAGATTGGAATGAAAAGAACCAAGAGAAGATTACTCAGTATCGAGAGTTGTATAAAAATGATCCTGAAAAGAGAGCCGCAAATAAACAGTATCATCGCGAAAGAGGACTCAGGAAAAATTTTAACATGACTCTTGAAGACTACGAAAATCTTTTCAAGATCCAAGAAGGTAAGTGTGCAATCTGTGGAACAGAGAAACCCTCAAATAAAAAAGAAAACTTCCCGGTTGATCATGATTCTAAAACCGGTAAAGTCAGGGGTCTTCTGTGTCACAACTGCAATGTTGGCCTTGGTAATTTTCGCCATGATCCTTCTCTTCTCCGTAGCGCGATTGACTATTTGAGGCAAAACTAACTCGGCCGCCCGGGGGACCTCAGCCGGCCCAGCTTACCTCCCTGGGTATATCGCCTCCGCGGCGGCCCCGTCCAGTATCCCGTAATGTTCCACGTGGAACGTGGGGGGGAAAACTTTGGAAAAGGAGAAATTCGATGATAATCAGAAAAGCGGGCATGATCGACATGCAGAATATGTTGGCCCAATTTTGTATGGGTCAGCTTGGTTTCGGTCCGGTAGGCGAGATCCGGATGTTGACGGGTGCAACCGGAAATTCCCGTAATTATTTCCGGGATAGGATCAACGAGGCAAATCTGCACACTAACATCGCCAGAGCCGAGGCGGCAATGGTGACTCAAAGGAATGATGTCCTTGTTGTCTCTCCGGATTCTCATTCCTGGTATGGAGATGATTATGCTGCAAATGCCTTACTTACTTGGGACAAACAAAACACCCACGTATTGGGCCTTGATCCTGGTGGCATCGGCGGGTATCAACGTGCGAGATTTGCTGGAGACGCAGCTACCATCGTAAGTCTCATGACCGTTAGTGGAAACTCGAACAAATTCAAAAATCTTCGATGGATGCACGGTTCGGGTAGTGCCACAGAAACGCAGATAATGACGGTCAGTGGGGCGGGCAATGTTTTTGAAAATTGCTGTTTTGCCAGCCCCATTAACCAAACCCAAGCCGACAGCGCAAATTTCAGGGGCATGATAGTTACCGGCTCCTCTAACCATTTCAAGAATTGCCTGTTCGGGACCTCGAATGCCATCCATCGGAACTCAGCCAGCTCTATGCTGCAACTGAGTGGGGCAAACGGGTTGAACGTCTTTGAGAACTGCATTTTCAGGAGCAGGTCTCAGGCCACTACTCCGGTTTTTATCCGCCATACAGCCACAGGGACGGGCGGCGGTATTTCAGCTTTCTTCCTGAACTGCCAATTTGTAAACGCAACGACTCTGGCGGGGTCGTATGACCTGGCGGTGGGGATCACAAATTCCGCAGATGCCACGCTGTTTCTATATTTCGATAACCGTTGTTCTTTCTCCGGGGTAACGGATGTGGTCACCAGCGGCCAAGAAGCGAAAATTTACTGGGGCCAGAGCGGACCAGGGGATACGACTACGATTTCCGACCGTCTTACTCTTGGCATTGCTCGCAATCCGGCTTAACCGACTAAACGCCCCGCTATAGGGGTCTTTATGAAGGGGGACCAAAGGGCAACCGGAGGTCTCCCGAATATCAAAACGGAGGTAGTCATGGATCAGGCTGACGTAATCATCGGGACTGCGTGTATGAACGAGATCATCGATGTGTTGAAGCGGCATGGCTGTGTTTTTGACGTGAAGGTATCATTTTCTTCCCGGACGGGTCCGAGTTTCCAGGTTATGGCCATCCCGCAAAAGAACGTGATCGTAACCAACCAGATGCCGCCGATGGCGAGCAATTGAGGGCTAAGGAAAATGGCAGACGGAACCAGCCCATGGAGCAATCCTCATACCCACGCGGCTACTGAGATTCAGGGTCTTGCTGTTTTCGTAGAAGAAGCAGCGGCGCAGGGTCCGCCTGGGCCAAAGGGAGATCAGGGGGATCCCGGTCCTGCGGGTGCCGACGGTGCCCAGGGACCGGTTGGCGCCGATGGTGCTCAAGGTTCTCCAGGCAACGATGGGATACCCGGGGCCCCAGGAGCGCAGGGAGATCCCGGGCCACAAGGAGATCAAGGAATTCAGGGAGCGCCGGGGAACGACGGAGCGCCGGGAGTGCAAGGAGACCCAGGAGCATCCGGGGAACAGGGTATTCAAGGGATTCAAGGGATTCCGGGCAATGACGGTGCTCCTGGCGCACAAGGAGAGCAGGGCATCCAAGGCGTGCAGGGGATCCCGGGTAATGATGGAGCGGCAGGGGCACAGGGGGAACAAGGAATCCAAGGAGTATCGGGCGAACAGGGAGTCCAGGGCAATGTTGGCCCTCAGGGCGCGCAGGGCATTCCGGGGATCGTCTCGATGTTGCGCGTGCCCATTGCGGTGCCGGTTCTGGCCGCACTGGTCTGGACAAACATGCCCGCCGCATTATCTTTCTGGTTGAGCACGGCTACTGTCGCCAAGATCGTTGAGCGGGTGGACCTTACGGGGTACACACAAGTACGGCTACGGGTGAATAAGCAAGGGACTTCTGGGGCCGCCGCGTCGAAATTAATTCTCAGATATAAAGTTGCGCCGTTTACGCAAGTTGTCGCCAATTATTCAGATATAGGCACTTCCGAAGTGAGTGTGGCGACAAACGTCAACAATACCTATCTTGATACTGGCTGGATCAATCTTGCAGAGGCAGCGAAGGCTGATATTTTTTTGGCGTTGTTGGGATCGGGGGGGGATGGTGCTCTTGACCCGGCCTTCGGAACAGTTACGGCAGAATTCAAGTAAGGCGGAAGCATGGATTACAAACCCGACCGATCTTTTTTGAGTGAACTCAAGCGCACCGACAAACGCCTGGGTTGTCGATTCAACGGGCAGACATTTATTATCACCTATGAGCGCCCCTGCGGCGGCAGCGTCCCGATTATGAGCGTCCGCGACCAGGCCGGGGGCTTCCGGCAGCCAGACCAGCGCGATATTTTGAAACTGAAGCAATCCGATCTTGCCCGCGAGGACTACCGGGAGAAATTTAACCGCATGGGCAAGATGAGCGAATACCTGAGCGAGCAGGAACAGGCCCGGAGAAAGCGCAAAGAAAGATTCAGGGACATGACCAAGGATTCGAAGCACCAACTTCGCAACGCCTTCGCCAAAGCGGCGAACACAAGCAAGAGCAACGCCGGGTTCAGACAAGTCAAGGTTAAACCAAAAGGAAAAGTTTTCGGAAAGGAGCAATCACCATGACTTTCAGACAATGGATTTATGCCCTGGCGGATTCGATTATTAACGGCATCGCCCTTGCGGCGCTGACGTATTTCGTTATCCCACAGACCTCAACAGAGTTATGGGTGTCCCTGCAAAGGCTATGGGTCATAGCCTTGGGGGGCGCGATCATTGGCCTTTTCAATCATCTTCGGCAATCGCCGATCAGCAAAATCATGGCCCTGGCCGGAATTCTTCTTCTGGCGGCGGCCTTATTTTTACCCTCTGCGGCGTGCGCGATCGGCCCCAAAATAGAGAAGTCAATGGCGGTCTGGGACGCGAACACCGAACCCGATCTTGCCGGATACTATCTATATTGGAGGACTCCGACCGGCGCGTTTTCGGATGCGGCCCGGCGCGGGGTCGGATTAAGTCCGGCGCCGACGTTCAACCTAACGACCATGGCCCTGGCGCCTGGAGTCTACGTTATCGCCGTTTCCGCCTATGATCTGGACGCGAACGAGTCCGGGATGAGCAATGAAGTTACTTGGGACGCGGCTTACCCAGAAAACCCGAAAAATGCACTTGTCAAATGAACAACCTGGGTCATGTTTTTAAAATGCTGGATAAGAAGGGAAATTTCCTGGAAGTGGATTTCAGGAAGGAGAAGCCGAAGGACGTTGATAAATATACGAACCTTGGGGGATGGACTTACCATGAGGTTTTTGAAAGCAAGGACTATGAAACAGAAAAATGTTTCGTCCAAAAAGGCGATGTTGTGGTAGATGCTGGGGCAAACTTAGGATTTTTTACCGTATATGCAGCTTTAAAGGAAGCCTCAAAAATTTACAGTTTCGAGCCAGATGCCAAAAACTTTGAATGTTTAAAACAAAATGCCCCGCCACAGGCAAAACTTTTCAATCTTGGCTTGATGGCTTGGGATGGCGAATTTCCCTTTTATGTAGATGTGAATCCCGGAGGGCATTCCTTTTTTAATTATGGAGAAACGAAAACGGGAGAAATTAGAAAGATTCGATGTTTGTCCATCCCTTCTTTATTTGAAAAAGAGGGATTGGATAAAATTGATTTTCTAAAGATGGATATCGAGGGGCCGGAAATAGAGATTTTAGGTTTACTCCCAAGGGAATATTTCCCAAAAATTAGAAACATCGTTTTTGAATATCACAACATGAGTATGAGGAAAAATTCTCGCGAGATTGTCGTCCAGCGTTTGAGTCGATGGTATAACGGAATTGTCAAAAATAGAGGATACCTTTCTATGCTTTATTTTTGGCCGAGATGAAATGTTTGAAAGTCGGCCGGATATTTATTGGGCTTTTTATCTTAAAAAGAAGGAGGTATGACCATGGAAAAGATTTACATCGGAACGAAGGTCATCGCGGCGGAGCCAATGGACCATGCGACGTTTAGCCTTAATGTTCGGCCTTTTCACAACATCGTTGAAATCGGGCCAGACGGGAAAGGGAATCCCGGCTACAAAGTCCGCTATGAGGACGGATATATCTCTTGGTCTCCCAAGGAGACCTTTGAAAGAGCATACCGAGAGCTAACGCAGGGCGAATTTATGATGATTGCTCTGCCGTCTTCTGGTGGTATACCGGTAAATTTGGAAAGCCTTGCCCAAAGCAATCGCCAAGCGCCCTGGAAAACACCAAGCGACTTGCCTATAGACCTCAAGGCTAAGGATTAAAATTGAAGCCAAAGCATTTTGCAATCATGACGATAGTCGTCGGCGCCGGGACGGAGGCGATTTGGGAGAAGACCCAGCCCTATTTTGAAGCCTATGCGGACCGGATCGGCGCCGACCTTGTCAAAATGACCGAAATCCCGATTGTGCAGCGGCCTATTTACGAGAATGCCTATTCGACTAAGGTCGTTAAATATGAGGCGGCGCCGCTCTATCCGTCTGCACACTGGCTAAAATTGGCTCTACATCACTGGCTTCACAAAAAATATCGCCGGGTGCTGTACCTGGACGCCGATCTGATCATCCGCCCGGACTGCCCAAACCTATTTGAGATCGTGCCCGAGGCGAAAATGGGGCTTTTCAACGAAGGCGACTTCACGCCCAGGGCCATGGTCCTCCATGACGCAAAAATCAAAATGGGGGATCTGCCGGGCTGGGACGGCTTCACGTATTACAATACTGGAGTGATGGTGGTCTCCCGATTCCACCGGCATGTTTTCGCCTTTCCCGAGGGGCCGATAATGCCGCTTAAATTCCCCTTCGGCGAGCAGACCTACCTAAATCACCGAATCATTTCCCGGAAGGTCCCAGTTCATGAACTACCGTGGCAGATGAACCGGATGTCGATCATGAACAAATGGCTGGGAGTCTCCCGCCTGGACTCCTACGTCGTTCATTATGCGGGGGTAAACAACCCCGAGGCGACGGTTAAAACCATAGAGAAGGACGGCGAACGATGGCGCGCCGATGCGCCGGCCTATAAATACGAACCCTGCGTCTTCATTGAGGTAGGCGGCGGCCTGGGGGATCAGGTCTGCGCGGAGCCTGCCTTGCGGTATCTATCGGAGCATCTTCACCCGAACGCCGAGATTTGGGCACTGACCACCTGGCCGGAACTCTTTAAGCACCTGAAGAACGTCAACGCCTTCAACAAAACCCCAGCGATCGCGCGCGATGCCATTTTTGAGATTAAGACCCACCCCACGGCACAAACGGCCATGCGGAAATACGTCTCCCATCTTTTCACTCATGGGGTTGATTATACTTCGCTCGGGATTCTAAAGCGGACTCTTCCCAATGATCTGAAAACAATAACTCTTGAGGTGGATGCTAACGACCGGGAAGACGTGTCCCGCTACGAGCCGGACATGGTTCTTCATCCGGGCCGCGGCTGGCCGATCAATACCTTTCCCCTGGTCTGGTGGAACGAGGTCATCTCCCTATTATCCCGCTATTATCGGATCGCGATCGTAGGCAAAAACGTCAGCGACGAGCATGGCGTCCTGGCCGTGGACTGCCCGGCAAACGGGTATGATTTAAGGGATAAACTTACCCTGGGGCAGCTTTTGGCCATGCTCGAAAAAACATGGTGCTTGGTAACAAACGACTCCGCGCCGATCCACCTGGCCGGAGCCTTTGATAATAACATTGTCTTGATCCCGACCTGCAAACACCCGGCGCATCTTCTGCCCTGGCGGATGGGCAGTCAATATTACAAGGCCCGGGCGATTTATAAAAAGCTTTTGGAAGACGACTTTCCCATGCCCGTCAATTCGATCGAGTGGACGACCACCGGAAAGGGGAAGGTTGAGGACTATTTACCGGATCCCGGGGACGTTGCCCGGGCCGTGATGAAATTCGGTGTATCCGCGCCCAGGCGGGCGCAGACGCGGACTTTAGGACTCGGACCCTTGACTTATACGGCGAGTAAGGAAATGCCTTCCTCACCGATATAAAATAACCGGAAGGGAGAAACGAAAATGATAACTCTGTTTAACCCAACAAATGAAACCCTCAAAATGATGTACGGCGGGATTGCGATCGTTATGGAACCGCCACCGGCGCCGTCGCACAGGCTGAACGTAGAGGACCCCTGCGGGAAGCACCTGCTTAACGCCTTTGCGACCAGGGGACTTTGCCAACTCGTCTATGGCGATAACGAGGAGATCGTAGGCGATGCCGGGCGGGACCGGAATACGGAGTTTAAGAAGGCTCAAATCGTCCGCTACAATACCATGAACGAGCAGCGGAAAATGAGCGGCATGGGGTATCTGCCACCGACTGAAGATGTCAAGCGGTATGCCTTCGAGCTCGGGATCAAACTTCTGGAGCCGTACACGATGAAGGACGCCGAGGTCACGGCGATTCATAATGCGGCCAAAGAAAACCAAGAATTGAAGGGACAACTTCAGACGCAGCAGACCGAGATAAACGATTTAAAATTTCGGCTTACTCAACTTGTCGGACTTATGGAAGGTATGGCCGGGGCAGAGAAAGAAGCGAGGAAACAGTCGGATGACGGTCCGAGGTTGCCCGGAAGACCAAGAAAAGACGCGCTCAGTAAAATTCTTGAAGACGATGCCTAAGAAGGAGGCCTAAAATGGCCCAGTTTTTCCACAATGCCTACGAGTTAGTGGCAGAGGTTAGACGTGCCGTTAAAGACTTTTCAACCGCAAAACTTCAGGGGACCGACACCAGTGGTCCCTTTTCCAACGAAATCATTGTCAAGTACATCAACGACGCCCAGAAATTCCTTTTCGACATTCTCTTTGCCCGTCAGCGCCATCTTTTTTTGACCTCGGCCACCATCACCGGGTCGTCTTCAGAGTATGCCCTACCGGCCGATTTTTTCAAACTCCGCCTTTTCGAGACCTCGGACCGGGTCAAGATTCATCCGATCCCGGTAACACAGCGGCACCTGAACGACGACGGCGGCTCAAAATATCTCTATTACCGTAAGGGAAAAGTCCTGCGGGTAGATAAAGACTCCCTGGGCGATGTAAACACGCTCTGGTATTACAAACGCCCGCGCGAGATCACCATGGGACAGGTTCAGACCGGGGGCGCGCTGTCAATGACCCTGGCGACCACGGCCCGGAAGGAAGCCGACTACTACAACGGTCTGTATATCGAAAACATAACGTCGGACTTTACCGCGGAAATCTCGGCTTATTCGGCGGCCCGGGTGGCCACGATCGCTCAGACAGCGGGGACGGCGGACTATTACGGGATCGCATCAGAACTCCCGGAAGAATTTCATCCACTAATCGGCCGGCGGGCGGCGTTGTATATGAAGACGCTACCGGATTCGCCGATCCAGGCCAGCCGGATTGAAATCGAACTTTTCCAGCAGGACTTGATTGAGACCGTGCGAAGCTTCTGCGGCGACGCCGATGATGAAACTCTCGAGGAGCGCATTCTTAACATGGAGCCGTTTATCCCATGACGATCAGAGCCACAACCGAAATCAACACCATTCCTTTCCGGGGCGGATGCAATACCCGGCTGGAGCCGGTCCTTATCCCGTCCGGAAAGTATTCGATGGCGCAAAATCTCCGTGGGAAATATCCCGGATTCGAGAAGCGGAAAGGATGCGTCAAAAAACACACGACCGCAGACGGGACGAATAAAGTCCTGTCTTTGTACCAATTCGCCAAGGCCCGCCGGAGTGAATACCACCTTTTCGCACAGATGAGCGACGGCGACATTCTTGAAGCCACCGATAATCCCCCGACCGTTACCACGGGGGCCTTCGGATCGCAGGTCTTCGATGGCTCCGCCTCACAGATAGCGGGCTCATGGTCCATCTTGAACGATAAGTGCATCCACAGCAACGGCGTGGATCAACATCAGATTTGGGCGGGGAACGTCTACCCGGTCCAGAAATTCATCGTCTATAAGGGCGCTGAGGCGATCCCGTACCTGCCGACCAAGGGCGAGGACTACACGAACGAAGTAACAGATGGCCTGAGCACGACGGTTGCCGTCCTCGACTCCCTGGGCGACCTGGCTGCCGACTACGATGCCGTTTTTGTCTGCTGTCCGATCCGGGCGGATGCGCTGACATGGACCGTCACGGCGGCCAATGGAACGGCCGCGGTCATGCAGGGCCATTATTGGAAAAATACCAGCGCCTGGACCACTCTTTCGATAACAGACAATACGATCGTTAGTAGTTGCACCCTTGGCCAAAGCGGAACCATGACCTGGACTTCTCCGACCGACGAAATACCCCGGCTGATGTTCGGGACCTATGGGTTTTGGTACAGATTCAGTCTGGCCAGCGGAGACTTGGACGCCGAGGTCGAGGTTTCGGAAGTTACCTTTGAATCGAATTTCCAGAGCATCGTCAATCTCTTCGACGGAGTACCCGTGGATATTGTCGAGTTTCAGTTTTACGACGCCTCACAAACCACTTACCGGACCTTCGGGGCGTCCTCGATCGTCCTTGACTCCGCCGTGGGATCAACCGATATTTTCTATTTCTGTACCGGCCTGGACTTGATTGAAGGCTTTTACGTGGACGTGGGCGCGACGCCCAACACGACCGCCAGCACGACCGTCAACGCGGTCTCGTACTGGGACGGCGCGGCCTGGCAGGCGGTGAGCGGCCTGGTGGACGGGACCGTCGGGCTTTCCAAGTCCGGGTGGGTAACTTTTGATCGGGAAACGGCCAAGGAGCAGGAATTCAATCAGACTCAGTATTATGGCTACTGGTGGAAATTCACCGTCGATCAGACCTTGAATTCAGACGTTACGATCGCGGTGACATACCAGCCATATTTTGACATCTCGGAACTTGGGAAGGGTTATACCAACTGCTCATGGAAAGACCGGGCCTGCTACAGCTTCGATCGCTGGGGCCAGTACATTTATGTTACGGCCAAAGACGCGCCCATGACCCTGAATGGGGACGATTACGGGATCCTCGAAGCCGGGGACGGGCGCAGCAACAAGGTCGTGGCCATGCGGAAATTCCACAACGAGCTCATGGTCTGGCAGGAAGAACGAGGAAAGGAAGGGGGTTGCCTCACCCTCTTTGAAGGCTATTCGCCGACCACGTTCGGAAAGCTCATCCTTTCCTCGCGCCTGGGCGCCATGAATGCGAAGGCGGTCTGCGTCGTCGATGGCGTCCTGACCAGCACGGCCACGGAGGAAAAGATCAAGACCCTGGCCTTCGCCCTGTCGAGATACGGCGTCTACGTTACCGATGGCCGGACTTGCTCTTTCATATCCGAGGACATCGCCAACTATTTCGATCAGACCGACACCACAAACTGCATTCGGCGCGGGTATGAGTCCGAGATGTGGATGGAGTATGACTCCGCCTATAACGTCCTGCGCCTGGGCCTGGTCTGCGGGAGCTCGGCGACGGTCCCCAATGTTTTTCCGGTATTTGACCTCACCGACAAGGAATGGAGCTTTGACAGCCTGGGGCAGCCGCTTTCCTGCCTCACTGAAGTTGAGGCGGCCAGCGGGAATATCCCCGTCCTGCAGATCGGCGGCGGCACCGCTGACGGCTTCGTCTACATCCTCAATAATTCGACAAACGATGTAGACACGGCGATTGATTCCTATGTTACGATCGAGCTTGATGGCCATGGGGAAAGAATCAGCCTGAGAGAAATGATCCTGCGGGCAAAGGTTCAAGCGGCGGGTAACTTGACACTGACACCATATAAAAATGGGATCGCGCAGACAGCCCTGACCCTGGCACAAACGGCGGAGAATTCAAATGAGGTCACGCGCAGGCATCGATTGAACCTTGATCTTCTCGACCATCATCTTGCGCTGAAGATTCAACACAACACGGCTTCACAGGACTGCGTCCTTGAGGACCTTGGATTGAGGTTGTTTGCTTATGGCGGGCAGTAAAAAATTCACGCACTGGACTCAAAAATTCCACGACTGCAAAAAGATCGCCGAAGAACCGGCCATGAACCGGGAAGGGTTTTGGAAAAAACGCGAGCACAAGGAACTGAAGATTGAGCGCGCAGATACGGCGAAAAAATGACCGCTCGAAATTGGTAGAGCAGGAATCCGGGCGGAGACTTTACGCGAGCGATCTTCCTTATGAAGAGGCTATGGATCAACTCTCTCAAAAATATTTGGATTCCGTGAAGCTCATCAAACAATCTGAATTTAAAAAACCCTATCTCGAAGACGACTATTCGGCAATGGAGTACGCCTATAATCCACCGAGTTGGCCAATAAATCCTTATGCGCCTCCGAATCCAGGGGATAGTGTGATTCCTGATTGCCGGGTAGGGGTCGAGGCGGCGGGCGCTCTAGAAGACTGGCGGGATTGCGCCGAAGGGGATTCCTGCGCGGGATGGGTTTTTACCTGCGCGCACAAATTGATTTCGATTGGATGCGGGAACTGCACCATTGCCAAAATAGAGCCGCTTGAAGGCGATCGGCTCATGGTTATTATCTGTAGCGATCGGGACGCTCTGGACATTCAAGTACAGACCAGTGAAGACCCGTCGAAACCGGCGGCGTGGAAAAGCTTTGAGCAGAAGCGAGAGTGTTGTCCGACGACAAAGGCGTGTGGCGGCAAATGCGACGGCTGTCCTCCGCCCGTGATTGGGTATACCTCGCAGCAGATGTCATGCAGCGGGACACAAACGCTGACTCATGCGAGCGGGGGTGCCGGGGGGCCTTATACCTGGTCTACCGATTACGGGAGTTTCAGCGCGCCAACAGGGACTTCCGTTGTTTTTACCGCGCCGTCGGCAAATGGGAACTGCGCATATAACCCGACAATTACTTTAACGGATTGCTGTGGACATACGGGGACCTTGGCAATCGCCGTAAATTGTGGAGGCACGGGGGTCAATGCCTACAAGGGCAACCCATCCTGGCAATGCGGTGTTTCTTTGGGGACATGTTATTGCGGCGGCACTTACCGAAATCTGGATTGCTCAGATGCCGATTTAAGCTCTGCGGGCGTTCTGTGCAGCGAGGTGCAGGTTCCAGGAGGGTTATGTGCCCCCGGGTGCTCTGCGGCATGCAGCGGGAAACCTACTTCCTGCCCATCGTATTATGACACCCGTACGACGGCGCAGAAAGAAGCGGGCTGTTGCCCGGCGGGTTTGTTATGACGGCGGATGAATATATCAAAAGGGAACAAGAAATCCGGGACGCCCAGAAAGCCTTTCCCGGCGTGGAAATGGGTGAAGCCTATCGACGGTGGAAGGCGGAGCGCGGAGAGACCGCGACGATACTGACGACGGATGACAAAACCGTCGAGGCCACGAAGAAAACGCTCAAGGAGGCCGCGAAGAAACCCTGTACTCAGCCCGGATGCGATGGCGAGATGATCCTGGAGAGTGTTTGCGGGGGCTGTGTCGAGGGGAAGGCGGGGTATCTTTCAAAATGGACGTGCTCAAAATGTTTATTTAGAGAACTTTCAAAGAAAGGGTATTTGGAATGGTTGAAGGAGTTGTCTGGTTCATAATTAAGGGTATCATATTAACCGATGTCTTGGCAAGAGCTTTAAAAGACTGGAAGATATTCGAGTCCCCAAGAAATTGGCTTAAACAAAGGGCCGAATTTTTTAATAAGCTTTTTGCGTGTGATGAGTGTGTTCGGGTCTGGACTGCGCTTTTGGTGATTTTTTATCTGCTTCATTTTGAATGGTCTATTTTCACTTTTGCCCTGATTTTTTATCGGGCAGCCTGTTTTGTCAATATCGCCTGGCTGAATTTGGACGCCTCGCGGGCGAACAAAGAACAAGACTTTCAGAACAAACTGAAGGGGGGAAAGTAAAATGGCCTGGCCGAAATATTACGGTGAAGACGTTGATTACGAAAACCTGGCCCCAACTGCCGGAGAATACGAAGGTGGCCCTTATGAAGAGCCCGCTCAGACACAGATGAAAGCCGGGGGATACGGCATTGCCGAACCATACCAAAGCCGATATGCGGGGGCGCCGGAATATCCACCCCTCCCACTGAAACCCGAAACGCCCGTTGTCGCGCATCCGGGGAAGGGATATTCCGAATATGAAAAAGCGATGACAGGGAAGACTGCTGGGACTCCCACAGACACGGCCAAATTCGGCAGTCGACCGTTTTTTATTCCCTCGGGGAAAGGAACGGCGACATACCCCGGAATGACCCAACGCGGGGGAACTACCCCCATGACCGCGCCGACTATGGGGCCACTACCGGAGTATAAACTTCCGCTTTGGGACGAAAAAAAGATTGAATCCAAAGCGCAGCGGGCGGCCGGGCCGGGCCTGCGGGAACTCAGGAAGGGAATGCGCGAAGCTCAGGGCAGATATTATGAGAATCCCAACGTCCGCCGGATGACCCTCCGAGATGCCATGGCCGGGTACGGCATGGGCCTCGAGAAGGTTTTGGGCGGAGCCCGCAGGGAAGCCACCACTGAATATGCGGCGGAATATGCGCCGCAGGTTGCGAAGGCAGGGGCTGAATTCCAGGGCGGTGTCAACACCATGCTTAGTCAGTACCAGAATGCCTGGAGAGAATACCTTGGCCGGATGCAAACGGTGACGGAATAGGGGGTTTAAAATGCCATACCCACCCATGTTGACGAATATACCGGAGACTGCCGAGAAGGCGACGGGAATGGGCCAGGATGTATATTTCCTCTCTGATCGGCCCGAGACCGAGCAGTTTCTGGCCGAGAAAACGCCCCAACGTCCCTACAAACGGGTTTTAAGGGATGTCCGAGCAACCAAGCCTACAGAGGAGGACTTGACCGGCCTGGACGCCTGGAAGGAGTTTAAGGAGGGGTATTTGAGTAAACAGCCGGGTTATGCCGACTCGGACGAGATCAACCCGCCGGCGCAGGCACAGAAAGCGAGGCAGACCTATCTTGAGGGATTTTTCCGGGGAAAGTCCAAACCCGAAATCGACACCCTGGATCCGGCCTACGTGCAGAAACTTTATAAGGAAGCTGACCGGATAAGTAAGGCCGAGGAAGTCAAGGCGACATGGACGCGTCGAAATGCCCTGGAAATCAAAAACAAATTCCTGACCGATTGGAAAGCTCGCCAGAAAGAGATTAAGGAGGCGAAGGCCGCGAAGGAGAAAGAACCCTTAGTCCCCGTTCAGGAAGGCGAAAACATCGTTTACCGGCGCAGAAGTGAAGCTGTAGGCAAGCAGGCACCCGTCCGTAATCTCGTTCCTACAATCGACGAAGAGGGGAATATTACCTACACCCCGGCGCCGCAGGCCGCGGGGAAGACCCCGGCGCCCAAAGGCAAAACACCCATGGAGAAGGCGGAGGAGCAGGCGGTCAAGGAAGAAAAAGAGGCCCGGACGTATGTCGATAAAGAGTTTAAGTGGGCGTCCGATGTCGAAAAAGAATATGAACTAAAAAAGAGGCTCGCGGAGATTCGCAAAACTACTCCACCAGAACCGCCCGAAGAAGTCCTGGAGCAAAAAGAATTACCGAGAGGTACAATAATCAATCCTCAAAAACGCGAACACATCGCAGTTATAAAGCGAATCCGGAGAGAAGCGGAAGCCGAAGCCAAAGGTAACGTGGACAAGGCTCGTAAAATATTCAACCAGAAGCTTGAGAAAAAGGGCTGGATTGTACCAAAGGCGAAATAATGGACTTGTTTGACCTGGCAGGAACAGAACCCAAAAGAGAAGTCGAAACCGATCTTTTCAACATCGCCGGTCAAGAATCGCTCGCCGAGTCCGGAGGCGATTTATTTGACATTGCCGGAGGAACTCCAGCGGCGGCGACTATTCCTATCGAAGAGCCAAAAGGCAAATGGTCCGAAATGACGCCGGGATACATCGAGGAGATCGCGGCCAGATCCCCGGGTGTAGGTTTTTTCCCTTTCGCCGTCTATGCGCCAAAGGCTCGCGAGCCTATGCCGGAGCTTAAAATAGGGCCTCGTCCTAAATTTGTCGAAACTCCGCCGGAGCCGCAAGAGACGAGATTTTTAAAAAGGCCGCCTGCGCAAATTCAACCGCGCCGGATCCCCGGACCCGAAGGAACTTACTTTGAACTTCCGGCCGAGACTCAAGTCCGACCGGAAGAAGAGCCTTCTTTTGTCCGCGATGTTGTCGGGGGAACCGTCAAGAAATTCGGGGAAACCGCACTCGGGGCGGGAGAAACCCTTGCCGCTTTTGCGGGCGGATTGATCGAGTTTTTAAATCCTATTCCTGGACTGGCTGGCGTAGCTAAAATATTAACCGGCGCATCGCCCGAAGAACAGACAAAAGTCATTCGAGGATTGCAGGGAAAATTTCATCCGTATTTGGCCTACGAACCACAGACGGAAGAGGGCAAAAAAGGCAAGGCTCTGTTGGAATGGGCATTTGAAAACATTTCAAAGGTTGGTCAGACTGCCGGAGGATTAGCGCAGGACGTTGCTTCCGTTCTGGGGAAAACCGCCGGGGAAACAGCGGGGGCAACCGTTGGCGGAGCAATTGAGATTATTCTTCCCGCGCTTATTTTTGGCAGATTGGGGAAGTCGATAAAGGGAGAAAAGGGAAAAGCGGTCGATGTTGAAAAGACCCTGGCGGAGATTAAACAATACGCTGAAACAAACTCCGCTAATCTTGCTCGCGGGATTAAAACTCCCGAAGCCATACAAGAACCAGTCGCGGCGGCCACCGTTGCCGCGGCCGCCATTACTGAACGAACCATAAGAACATCGTGGGCGCCCGAAACAGCCAAGGCCGTACTACACTCAACGCGCGCGGGCCTAAGTAAGACCCCGCGATATATGGAAGCCAAGAAGGGCAATCTTGAGGCGGCAACTGAAATCGCGCAATCGCTTATCAATAAAGAAAAGCTAATTGAGTTAAACAACGCCTTGGCGGCAGAGAAAGCCGTGACAATAGTCCCGGTCCGGCAGATTGATGCCGAAGGCAGAAACAGGATCCCGGGCGCCTTCGCCTCATTGATTGCCGAAAAAACAGGCTGGGAAGTGGACAAGGGTATTTATCAAATCAATAAAGTGAGCCGGACTGGGAAGAACGCCATCGAACGCCTTTTCGCCCAACCGCTTTTTGACGGTCCCGTTGTACCTGGGCGAACCTATGTAATAGTTGATGACATGGTTACTCAGGGTGGAACCTTGGCGTCCCTAAAGGCTCATATTGAACGCGGGGGCGGGAAAGTTGCGGCCATACAGTCATTGAGAGGAAGTACATTTTCAAATAACCTGCAAATATCTCCCGAAACAACCGCAAAAATACGACAGGAATTCGGCGCCCAAGCCGATTCCGTGATAAAGAAAATATTTGGGAGGGAAGCAAATGTTGAATCCATTACCGAAGGAGAGGGAAGAGCAATCCTCGACAATAAAGGCGCCGTTATTGAGCGCGCGGGAATTGGCGCAGTTGAAGGCGGACGCGAACGAGGAGGAGAGGCGCCGGAAACAAAAGCGGGAGCGGCCCCCGTTATACCCGCCCCGGCCCCCAGGTCCGAAGTAACTCTCGGCTTTGGTGCAACAGGCAAGATGCAGGAGATACTTGAGGGTGCCGGGAAATTCGTTAAAGCCAAAGAACCATGGAAGATGACTTCTAAGGAATTCAATGAGTGGTTTCCTCGCTTACGATCAGTAGAACAAAAGTCATATGAGAGACTTTATCGATCCAAAATCACCGAACATGACGATCTTCCCACGGCCATGCAAAAATATTCTCAGGACTTTGGCTATGAAAATCCTGGTTTGGTCGCGAGATTTAAAAATATAAAACCAGAAGATAATGTTGATATTTATCGAGCAATCTCTAAGGACGATCCCGCCGGTAAGATTGAGCCTGGGGACTGGGTTGCAATTGAATATAAATACGCAAAAACTCATGGGGCCGCAGGTTACGGAGATGTGGGCAGTAAAATAGTGAAAATGAAAGTTCCCGCCAAAGATGTTGTTTGGGCCGGGACGAGTGCGGACGAATATTTTTATGCTCCGCAAAAATTACGTGATTCATCAATACAATCAACACACGAAGCGGTTATCAAACAAGCTCTCTCCGAGGGCAAACCCGTCCCTCCCGAAGTCCTGAAGGAATACCCGGATTTGGCCCCCAAGCCTCTCATTGCGGAACTTGGGAAGGCGGGCGAACTCCCCGTCAAAGCAACCCCGATGCCTGAAGGTCAAATCCGCGCCCAGATAAAAATCGAAGGTAAGACCGTCAACGGCCTGGCTCAAGATATTCTTTCCGAAACTCCGGCCAAGCAAAACGCAGCGATCGAGTCTGTAAAAAAGGCCGTGGAAGAAGGGAAGATTACACAAGACGAAGCTCTGCATCATGTCAATAACGAGATGATGAACATCGCCACAGAGAAGATCAAGGCCGGGGCAGACCTGAATACAACTCTGGACGTGGCGCAAAAAGCGGGGATGGCTTTTACTGAGAGAATCGCAAAGGATGAGTTGCCTCCGAAAAGGCCTACCATTACTGTTTATAGGGGGTATTCCTCGGGGAAATCTGCTATTGATAAAAATTTAACCAGAGTGCAAACAGCAGACGAACTAATTTCAAAATTAAGAGAAGAAAAAATTAAAGGTCCAGAAATGCTTCCGTTTGAATATTATACAGAATCGCCAAAAGTTGCGGAGGGATACGCCAAACAAGATCAAACATTTGTAGAAAGGATAATGAGAAACCAAGGCAAAACAAGAGAAGGAGCTGAAAAAAGTTTTGAAATACTTGTGGGCAGAAAACCATTCTATGAAGGAAAAGTTATTGAAACCCAAATAAATCCTACAAAGATATTGGATTTAAGTCAACTTGGAGAAAATCCTAAATTTTATGAAGTAGTGAATGCGCTAATTGAGGCAGAGGGCGGAACGCCAACTAAAGGAGGAAGAAGAGAAGGAATTGGAGATTGGAAAAAATTTGATCGGATAGAAGAATCGTTTTTGTCCCCTAAATATATAGGTGAAAGCGATAATTTCCCGGTTTGGAAATTAATGAGGAATGCGGGAAAGGATGATTTGTCGGGCAGTAAATTTATTGAATGGATGAAAAATAACGGCTATGATGCTGTGAAGTTTGCAGAACAAGGGACTAATCATTATGCAGTTCTAAAATCCTTTGAACCCCAGAAAACTACTATCCTTGGTCTTGGCCCTACCGGCGAATTGCAAAAAATGTATGAAATCCTCCGAAAGAGCAGACAGAAAACCGATCCTCTGCCGAAGTACGCTCGGTCCGTGAACCTGGAACGGCAGAATATCGCCGAGAACCTGAAAGATTTCGAGACCGAAGTTGCCAAACTCCTGCCGGAGAAAAAGGTTCAGACCTGGGATGAAAGCGGTAAACTATCAGACGAAATCCTGCACGACATGAGGCGACTGCAGGGCGTTATTGGAAGAGCGCAACGCGGGCAGGCGCTAAATGCGGAAGAAATGCTGGCTATGCGGACTCTGAATGTAACCGCAATCAATAAACTGAAGGAGATCGTTACTACAAAAACGGCGGCGGAGGCAAACGTCGCGTTCGAGAACTTCAAAGAGAATATTTTCAAGACCACGTCGGACGCCTCCAGCGAGGCCGGGCGGGCCTTGAATATCCACAAAAAGATAGTTTCCCCGGTCCGGTTAGCGAAAGCCTTATCTCAACTAAAGAAGGGATTGAACGAACGGCAAATGGAGGAATTGAAGTTGCTGGATCCCGAGAATATGGACGCCGTTCAGAGATTCGTCGATAGGCTGCCCGACCCGGCGCTGAAGGACTATTTCTATGAGTTTTGGTATAATTCAATCCTGTCCGGGATTCCGACCCACCTTGTGAACTTCGCCGGAAACACGATGTGGCAGGCATGGAATTTGATGATTCATCATCCCTTAAGCGCAGGCCTGGACGCCATGATCTCAAAATTTACGGGCAGGGACCGACAGATATTTTTCAATGAAATCTTTCCCCGCCTGGCCGGAATCAAAAGCGGGGTCAAAAAAGGCTGGGGCGGCGTCAAGGAAGTCATCAAGACCGGGCAGGCGGCCGAGTTTCAAACCAAATGGGACCGGGAGATTGGCGGCGCCACGGCGAGCGCGCTTGAACGGTCCCCTTATGCGGGCCTACGCGCGATTGCGCCGTACATAACCTCGCCCAGCCGGGCTTTACGGGCCATGGATATTTGGGCGAATTCAATCGCCTATGATTCGGCGCTCAAGGGATTAATCCGGCGAGAAGGGCTTAAGCGTGGGCTTAAGGATGTCCAACTTGACCGATTCGAGGCTAAGTTTCAACCGACCGAAGGCATGATGAAAGAAGCTGGGGATTATGCACAAAACATGACGTTCATGGATGACCCGGGACCGATCTCGACGGCGATCCTGAACCTGCGCGAAAAACTCCCCCTGGGCCGTCTCTTAATTCCGTTTGTAACCACGATCGGGAACTTGTTGAAACGGGGCCTGGAGATGACGCCGGGGATTGGCCTGGCCATGGGCAGGGGGCTCCCGGCCGCCGAGATCATCGCCAAACAAATCGAGGGTTCTATCATCGCGTTTTGGGTTGTTAAAAAGGCCATGGATGGAGACATTATCGGGCCGGTCCCGGAAAACGTAAACGAGCGCGAAGCCTTTTATCGACAAGGCAAATTGCCCTGGTCGGTCCGGATCGGCGATTCCTGGTATCAGTACCGGCGCCTGGAGCCGTTCAATACCATCATTGCATCGGCGGCGACCGCTTACGACAAGATCGTCCGGGCCAAATCTCAGGACAAGGCGGCGGACATTTTCTTTGACGTAGCCCGGGGAATGTGGGAAAACTTCCTGGATACGTCGTATTTCTCCGGGCCGGTGCAAATGCTTCAGCGACACGGGAACATCGCGAATATGGGCCTGCGTCAGCTTTCTTCGATGGTCCCGTATTCGGGATTCTGGCGATCAGTGAACCGGGCCTTGGAAACCGTCTTCGAGGACAACGCCAAGGTGCGCGAAGTCAAAACCGTTCTGGGCGCCCTGTCACAGGTAATTCCGGGGCTTTGGAAAGAGGTCCCGGCAAAACTCGATGTCTGGGGTGAAGAGATCGAATTGCCCGGCAACGCCCTGCGGCAATGGCTGCCGTGGAAGTATTCGCAAGGTACAAGCGATCGGGTTGAAGAGGAGCTTGACCGACTGAAGATTTACCCGGCGCATCCGGGAAAACAAGTCTTAATTGGCGACATAAAGATTGAGTTACCCGAAGAGTTTTACCGCGACTATGCGATCCATTTCGGCAAACTCGCGAAGGACAGAATGGATAAAATAGTAGCTTCGCCCGGCTATCAAAAGATGCCCGACGAGGAAAAGCAAAAGACCCTGGATCGAGAGCTTAGACTTTTGCGTCACGGTGAGGCCATGCGGGCCAAGCGGGAGTATGTCCGGCAATACGGAATGCCGACAGAGGAAATGAACCTCAAAAAAAGGATAGGAGGGTAAGACCATGCCTAAAGCCGATGTGATGGTTATTGTTGACAAAGGGCTTGTAAAAAGCCCGAGGAAGTCCGTCGCGATCGCGGCGGCTGGCGGAACCACTCCGCTAACTTTTACTTTTGAAGGCCGAGGAGTCATAACCCGGTATCTTCTGGAATTGCCGATCATGGCGAGTGCGCCCACGATCACATTGAGTCTTGTGGATGAAAATTCAATTACTGTTTTCACTGGGGATGCACACTCGTCAAGCGCGAGCGCGAAATCGAACCATAGCGTCCCCTGTGATATTGAGATTGATGGCAGATATACGGTCACGCTGACCCCGAGTGGGAATTCCGGGACTGCCGCGACGATTTACCTGACCTTGTTTTTACGACCACTATAAAAAAGAGGGGAGGATACTAAAATGGCTAAAGCCGATGTCATGGTCATTGTTGATAAAACGATCACCAAAAGCGCAAGGAAGTCCGTCGCGATCGCGGCGGCTGGAACCAGTTTTACTTTCACATTTGAGGGACGCGGAGTAATTACTCGGTATCTTTTAGAGGCGCCAAACGTCGCTTCCATTACATTCACACTTTCTCTTGTGGATGAGAATAGCGTAACGATTTTCACGGGATCGGCACATGCCGAGAACGCAAACCATTCCGTTCCGTGCGACGTCGAAATTGACGGGCGATATACGGTGACGCTGACATTAAGCGATGTCGCGGGTGGATCTGGAGGAACGGCTTACGTCACGTTCTGGCTGAGTCCGGTTTCGGGGAATTCTCGTCTCCTGCACTGGTTTGATCAAGCGGTGAAACAAGCTTCAAGTCCAACCTTTTCCGGACTTGTCGTTCCCAGCATTTCTCCCGCTGCTAATTTCGTCTTGACTCAGAATTCGGTCAATGTTTTGACTTCAGTAGGTGCTTCAGCAGTTGTGAATACGCTGTATTTGAAGGAAGGCAAGGTCGGCATCGGGACGACAACGCCGGTGGCGAAGTTGGAAGTTTATGAAGTAGGAGACACCCAAAGGCCGTTTAGCTTAACCAGTAATTCCAGTTTTGATGTGGCGGGAAAGTATATAGGAATAGCGTTTCCGCTTGGAAATATTGACTTTTATGCCTTTGCGGCCAATAATGTCGGGTTTAAATTCCAGACCTGGGACAGTGGCTTTCATGATTCCTTAGTTATAACAGGACCAGGCAAAGTCGGCATCGGAGATATGGCCCCAGGCGAACTTCTCGATGTGGCAGGAAATATTAACTGCACCGGAGTTTTAAAAGTTGATGATGTGCAGGTGGTTGGAAATAGGGTGATAGATGCTCGAATTGACGATACCCCGAATTCAGGGGATGCTACGACAGACGGAATTATTGCTGCAATTCAAGCTATTTTAACAACTCATGGGCTTGCCGCCGCAGCCTAAGTACAAGAAAGGAGGAGCACATGAATTATATTTTTGATACGAATTTAAGTCAGGAAAGGGCTCTGGAATATTTTTCCACTAAAGAAGGAATCAGTAAAGACGCGATATTCCAACGTCTTGTCGCCGGAATCTTTCGTTCGTATGAAAAACAAAGCCTCGAAGTGGAGATAAAAAATTCCACCGACGAACAAAAAGCGGTTATTTACGATTATTTGGTTGACTCAAAGCCAATTCCAATCAAGCCAGACGAAGAGATAATCCAATGATTTTTGATAATGAAAAGCAGCGGCAAATTCTTTTAGCGCTGATTGACAGCGTAACCATATCGGGCAAATCCCTTGACGAAATGTATGCGCTGAAGCAGCAAATTCATCAGGGGAAAATCGTAAAAAGAGAACCGGAAAAGAATGAACCGCCTGAGTGATTGGTGGGATCAATGGATTGGGCACTCCGCCGATGAGATCCAAAATTGTGAATCGATTGGTGTCTAGGGAGAAAAACAATGCCTCCAGAACAACACTTTTGCGCTGAACATTCTGAGGTCATGCGGTGTTTGGGAAGCCTGGAAACCGGGCAAAAAAATATGGCCGAGCAGAATCAACGCATTGAGGAAAAAATCGACAAAGGCCACTCAGACGTATTGAACAAGATCGATGAGATGAAACGATCTGAAGCAAAGAAAAGTTTGGCCGATGCCATTCAGGGGACAAAAATCGGCCTTTTGTTTTGGGTCCTGGCAATCGGTTCAATCGCCATAATCACCGGTTTCGCGAATACGGTTTTCAAGGCCCTGGGTTGGAAATGAAAACCTGCTACTACTGCCTGAATGTGATCCAAGGAACGGTTTTAAACGATCTCGTTTTCCTCGGCATGGCCGCGCAGAAGATCGTCAAGCAAAGCGGGAACGTCAGGATCAAGAAACTTGCGGCGGAACAATTTCAAAGGGTTTTGAAAATCGAATCCTACTTCACCGATAAGATCGAAAAGGAGAAACAGAAATGCTGACCATCCTTGGCTCTTTGATTGGTTTCCTGGGCAGTTTCGCGCCGAAGTTGCTGCAAATGTGGCAAGACAAACGGGACAAAGCCCACGAATTGGCCGTCATGCAACTCCAGATTCAGGCTCAGAAGGACATCGGAGCGCAGAAACTTGAGGAAGTCCGGGTATCTGCCGAATCCGCAGAAATGCAGGCGCTTTATGAGTCCGCGAAGATCGTTCCAAGTGGGGTTAAGTGGGTTGATGCGGCGCTGACATTCTTGACCGGAAGTGTCAGGCCAGTTATAACCTATTGTTTTTTTGGGCTTTATGCCGTCGTCAAATACGCTCAGGCTGAATCCGCTTCTGCTTTTTATTCAAATATTACCTTTACTTCCGCCCTGGCTAAAACCTGGACTGAGGAAGATTCTGCGATCTTCGCGACCATAATCTCATTCTGGTTCAGTGGCCGGATGTTGCAGAAGTTTTTTAAGAAATGATCTCCCCCGCAGGACTGCGCCTAATCCGTTTATTCGAATCTTTTTCCCCCACCCTATATCGGGACATGGCTGGCCTCTGGACTGTCGGCTGGGGCCACCTCGTTAAGCCAGGCGAGGTATTTGACCTGCCTCTCAGCCCTGAAAATGGCGAAATCGTCCTTTTACGGGATGTTTCCGTTGCCGAAAGAGCGATCTCCCGTCTGATCCGCGTCCCTTTGAACCAAAATATGTTTGATAGTTTGACCTCTTGGACGTTCAATTTAGGTTCGGGAGCACTACAAGCCAGTATGTTACGCCAGGTCATCAACCGGGGCGACCTTGACGAGGCGCCCGCGCAGATCCGGCGCTGGGTATACGCCGGGGGGCGCAAATTAAAAGGATTGATTCGACGCCGCGAAGTTGAAGCCCGCCTTTTTGCCTGTGGATAAATCAAACTATTTTGGTGGATAAAGTACGATTTAGGTTGATAACTTTTGGGTTTGGCACGGAACTTCCGCTCTATCTTTAATAGACGCTGTAAATAATTAACCAATAATTGAATAAAGATTAAATAATAGTTGACAAATGCCGAAAAGATAATTAGAATGAAAGTGGGAGGTAAGAAAAAATGTGGAGACCTGGCAGGGTAAGACAAATTTGGGACGCGGGCAAAGATGTAAAGGTGGGGTTCTTGACGCTGGGAATCCTGAAAAAGATCGCGCCGCCCGGCGACGGAATGCCTGGTAAGTATTTACTGATAGACCACAAGACAAAGGCCCTGTATTACTTCACGCCATATTATGGCCTGGCCAAGATTTGAGGGGAAATGCGCTGGATAAAAATCAATTGGGGAGAGGAAAAATATAAAATCCCCGCACAGGCTGAGGATTATGGCGATTATGCCAAAGGCACTGTTGCACGCCGGGAAATGTACCGGCTACAAAGCGCTATTGCGCAGATATACGGCCAATGGCTACGGCAGGTTAATTTTTAGTCCGAGCCCGGCGGATCCGGGCAAATAAACGGAGAGGCAAGAAAATGTCAGATATAAAAAGATCGATAAACAAATTGGGGTTGAGTGCGAGAGGGAAGCAAGAATTATTAAAACACTTGGGCGGCAAAAAGCTCAATTCAACCCAAAGGCTGCGAGCAAAGTGCTATTCCTGTATGGGTTATTATGCAGACGGGAAAATGGACTGCCAAGTACCGGAATGCCCGCTTTATCCAAAAATGCCCTATCGATCAAAAACTCATTCAGAAATACCCTTAGAATCTCCAGACCCCCCCGAATTTGATCATTCTGGGGATAAAATGCCGGAGCCTGACCCGAAATAAAGGGGTGGTTTTAAAAACGATGCTGATATTGATTAAAATAATGAATGTTTGCCGGAGGTTAGAAGATGGAAATAATTAGAATCAGCGACAAGGACGGGATAGTCATTTACGAGCGCCAAGATCGCGGCGTGAACCGGGCCCCAAAATACGTTGTTGTAAACGACAAAACCGGGGCCGTGATCGGAGAGGTGCGAAGACGAAAGGCTGCCGACAAGTTGGCCCGGACGATGAGGAAGGCGAATAAGGTCATGAGGGAGGCTCAGAATGGATAAAGAGCTCGATTTGATGGCGCAGGCAGTTTTGATCCACGGCCGGCCGTTTTTAGATGCGTTTTCCCTGGGCCGTTGGGTGGGTTTCCGCTGGGGGAAATGCGAAATCTCAGTCAAGACGGAATCGCCCAAGGACCCCAGCCAAGTCTGGCGGACGAGATTCATCACGCCGACCGGAGCTTGGGACTTGGCGCCGGGTTGGGACATGAGAATCCTGCGGAACGTGAGCGCGGTCATGGACCAAAAGCTTGAGGATCAAGAGCGGCGCCGGGAAGAAGCCATGACCGCCTTACATGACACCAAGATCGCGTTGAGTGCGACGCAGAAATTCTATGGCCGCCTGGTGGCTGGGGAGTTAGGCGTATGTTGATAGTTTGCTCTTGGCACAAAAAATATTTTGGGGAAGAGCTTTTTATGGGGGAAAAAGAGCCGCTTACAGACGCATCGATAACGCACGGGATCTGTTCCAGATGTAAGGGAAAACTGGCAGAAGAAGCCGAAGCATTTTTTAAAAAACAGGAGGTAGAGATATGCGATTCAAAAAAGTGGTAATTTTTTCTTTGATTATGCTGGCCTACCTTTTCCCGATTTGGGAAATTGACGCGGCCAACGCACAGGGAAATTTCCCGATAGACAGTGGGAATGGGGTTGGAAGCTGTGAACGCTGGATGGGTTGTGGCTGGGAAAAAGCCTGGCTGGGGGACAGTTTGGCTCACGTTCAGCGAAAATGTGGAATGCCGAGTCAGGTTCTTTATGGTCCCTCTTTGATGATAACCGAGCACTCCGGACCAGTCTCCGTTACCCGCTTTGTACGGACAATAATTTATCTTTATCCAGGCTATGGTGGGAATGGGACTATGTACTTTCTTAGATTCAAAGACTTGCAACTCGTTTCTATTTGTCAGGAAAGATGGTGAACCATGAATGATTGCCCGCATGAAAATCTTTGGTATGAGCCCGGGCCTATTATTTATTGTGTCCGGTGCGGCCTGTTTTATCTGGACCCGCCCGATGATGTGAAAACGATCAGGAACGTCCCTCATTATTCCCCGGAAGACTGTGCGCATACGGAACAATGGGGCCGAGATGGTAAACGAATCTGTCTAAATTGTGGAAAAAATCTATCGACAAAGGAGGTAGAAGAATGAAAGTAAAGAGGCTGATCATTAAAAACGTCGGACTAATCGCCGACACAACGATCGAGTTAAACAAACCACTGATTTTATTCTACGGCGAGATACGTCAAGGGAAGACGACGATTCTGAACGCCGTGCGCTGGGCATTCGGCGGCGCCTACCCAGCGGACATTATTCGCCACGGCCAGGATGATGCACGCGTGACATTGGAGTTTGAGGGCGGATCGATTAACCGCGAGTGGTACCGGTCCAAAGGCGGGGAGACGAAGGCGCGGGAGATTGCTTTTATCCGGGACGGCAAGCCCATCAAGAAGCCCGTGGACGAGATCAAGAAGTTTCTAAATCCCTTCCTCTTGGATCAGGACTTTTTGCGCACGATGGGCGAGACCGAGCGGAAGCAGTATTTCGTGCAGCTTTTTGCTGTCGATACCTCGGAGATCGACAAGGAAATTTACGCCTGCGAGGGCGAGGCTCGGGATCTGCGGGTTAAGGTCAAGATGTACGGGACGATCGACCTGACAAAGGTTGAGTCAGTGGATCCGGAACCGTTAAAAGTGCAGCTTGCCGGAATCCGAAGGGTACACCAGGACCTCATAGTCGACATTGAAAGCGGCAACAAAAAAATTAGGGCGCAAAACGCCGAGTATAACAAGGCCGTTGAGTCTCTGTTTGCCCTGGAAAAAGATATCGTCGAATTGCGCTCCAGGCTTAATATGATGGAGGCGAAAAAAGAGGGCATTGACGCCTGGGTAAAAGAGAATACTTTACACGATGAAAATTTTTTGCCCTTCCCGCCCGACACCTCCGCCCTGGAGGACGGGATTACCAAGGCGGCTGCGACCAATGTCCGCGCGGAGCAATATCAAAAAAATCTTGCGCGTGCGGAACAGAAGAAGAACGATGAGAAAGAAATCCTGTTCCTGGAAACCCGGCAACGCGACCTGAAAAAGGCCAAGCTCGCCACGTTGGCCGAGATCTCCGCGACCTCTAAGATCAAGGACCTCGCCTTTGATGAAGAAGGAAATTTCACCTATCAGGGAACGAGCGCGGGAATGCTTAGCGGAAGCCAGATTATGAGATTGTCCGAAGAGCTTTCCGGTCTTTACCCGAAGGACCTTGGAATTAGCCTGGTGGACCGGGCGGAAAGCCTGGGCAAGTCTGTTTTCCTGCTTATTGATCGCGCGCGCGAAGAGGATAAGACGATCCTGGCTACTGTGGTAGGCGAGCGGCCGGCTGAAATTCCTGCCGAAGTGGGAGTGTGGATCGTTGAGAAAGGAGAGGTTAAGAAGTAATGGAAAAGGTTTTATTGCTTGGAATTGAAGAAGCAGGAACCGCTGCCCGTACAATAAGGGTTGCCGCAGAAGAAATGAGGCGGGCGGCGGCTGAGATCGAAGCGGCCTTCCGAGAGCATAAGTTTTTTTTAGAAGATTGGCTTACTCGATTTGAGGAAGTCTTAAAAAGAGGAGGTAAAAATGAAGATTGAAACCCCCGGACATTACGAAATCCCTATGGAAGTGTACCACTCTGACCCAGCTCCAGAGCCTTCCTTATCGCGCTCTACGATCAAAGACCTGATCACCCGGAGCGCGGCGCACGCCTGGTATAATTCACCGCGTTTGAACCCGGACTATCAACCCGACGAAGGCGCCGGGAAATTCGACGTGGGGACGGCTTCACATTCGATTCTTTTGCAGGGCATCGACAACGTGGCCGTCATCGAGGCGGATGACTGGCGGACGAAAGCCGCGAAGGAAGCCCGCGACGAGGCGCGGAAGAATGGAAAGACGCCCTTACTGGCCTACCAACACGAAAAGGTCAAGAAGTGCGTACAGCGCGCCGAAGCGCAGCTTTGCGGATGCCCGGAGCTCGGGATCAAAAATCTAAAAGAAGATGGCGATTCTGAGCTTTCTTTGTTTTGGAAAGAAGAGAGCACTTGGTGTAGGTGTAGGCCGGATTTCATTTCTGCCGACAGAAAATTGCTATTGGACATAAAGTTCACAGAGCTTTCCGTTAATCCGATAAGTTTAGACCGCCATATAATCAATATGGGATACTCTATCCAGGCGGCTTTTTATGTCCGGGGAGCAAAAGCGATTTTCGGAATTGAACCTAAGTTCATTCTGATTTTTTGTGAAATTCAGGAACCATACATTTGTTCTTTTGTTGGTTTAACTCCGGGGTTTATGGATTTTGGCAAACAGCAAACAGAATTTGGAAAATTTCTCTGGGAGAAGTGTCTTAGAAATAACGATTGGCCTGCCTATGAAAATAGGGTTCATTATCTTGAGCCTCCTGCATGGGCTATAACTGCATGGGAAGAAAAAAGCGGCGAACTTGGCCTGGGAAAATAAAATGAATTGTTCTGTCGATGGTTGCATTAAAAAATCGATACGAAGGAAAATGTGTAATCCTCATTATCGAAGATTTATGAAGCATGGCGATTTTCTTTCATATCAAGAGCGATATGAGGAAACAAAAATCAAAAGATTTATGGCCAAGGTTATTGAATCGGATGGATGTTGGGAATGGATGGGGCCTGTAAATAAGGATGGATACGGGAAATATTGCGTCCATTCAAGAAAAGTATTTGCTCATCGTTTTGTTTGGGAATCAGAATATGGAACGATTCCTGATGGCCTGGAGGTCTGCCATTCTTGTGATAATCCTAAATGTGTTCGTCTTGACCATCTTTTCTTGGGCACACAAAAAGAGAACGTTGCCGATATGGATCGTAAAGGAAGAAGAAATATCAAACCGCGAGTTTGGGGAGAATCTTGCCATTTATCAAAATTCAAAGAAAAGGACGTTTTAAAGATTCGGCAGATGTATCAATTTGGGATGGGAATATCTTCTATCGCAAAGGATTTCGCGGTAAAGTATTCTGCGATTTATCCTCTTATAAAAAGAAGAACATGGAGGTATTTATGAGTTTCAGCTTTCGCCCGGCGATTCGCCAGAATACGCCCTTAATTGTTGGTCTTGCGGGACCTTCTAAGTCGGGGAAAACCATGTCCGCGCATAGACTGGCCGTAGGGCTGGCCCAGGGTGGCCAGGTTGCGATGATTAACACGGAGGGGCCAAGAGGGCATCAATACGCGGATAAATTCAAATATCTGGCCGTTGATATGATGGAGCCTTTTAGCCTTAAAAAATACACGGAGGCGATCAAGGCGGCGGCAGAAATCAAACCGGCGGTATTGATCATTGACAGCGTATCCCATGCCCACGAAGGCCAGGGGGGTATGCTCGATCAGCACGAAGCCGAGCTTGACCGATTGGCCGGGGAAAATTACGAGAAGCGGAATCGAATGACCTGGGCGGCCTGGGTAAAGCCAAAGCAAGACGAGGCGGTGATGATCAATACGATGCTGCAAATGGCCTGTCATATTGTGCTGGCGTTCAGGGCTAAAGAGAAGATCAAAATTGTGAAGGGACAGAACCCCGTTGATCTTGGGTGGCAACCCATAGCTTCGGATCGTATTCATTTTGAGACGGCATTCACGCTTTTACTGCCTCCGCATTCAAAAGGCAAGCCGGATTTGGCGGCGTCTGAATTTCGGGAGCCTTATGACGCAATGGTAAAGGATGAGCAATTAAGCGAGGATTTGGGCCGTCGCCTTGCTGCCTGGGCCGCAGGTGGGGCGCCGAATGAAAGGCCTGCGGGGTCTGCGCCAGCGCCAGGACCGGCGCCGGATCCCGGGAAGAAAAAAGAAGACTTCGCCGAAATCATGGAGCGAGAGCGTAAGCGCCTGGGGGATGAGCGGTTTTTTGAAATCTTAGGCGCAGAAGGCTACGAACGGGTAGAGGAAATTATCAAAAGAGAAGCGCAGATCAAGATTTATCGGATTATGACTGAAGCAAAATAACCCAGGCTCCCAACCGTGCTGGAATCGTAGTCGAGGGCTGGAGAGGCGGGGACGAACCCGCTGTAGTACCGAGGACCAGAGCGCCAGGCAAACCCCTCATTACCAGCGGGCCGAAAAGAGGCTCTGGGAGCCACCCAAAAAGGGGAAAAAAGAATGAAATGTATTATGTGTAAAGAAGATAAGCCAGATGTCAGAAGGCGTAGGCAAAACACTGCCTATGTTGAAGATGAGAGAAACTTTGTTATCCTCTGTGATGATTGCAACGAGACAAACGAAGCATATTGGAAAGAGCAATGGGAAGATTTTTATTCTATGGTTTTATAACCCTTCGCCCCCGTCGGCGTGAAGTAAATGCGCTGGGCTTATCCAAACCAGGTATGAGGGTAACATAGCTCGTTAGCCCATGGGCCGCCGGTAAGTTTCCCTGATTGAATTCCGGCACGGGGGCATTCAGAAAGGAGAGAAAGACAATGGGAAGGCCGC